CGTCACCGAACGAGTCTCCACCGCTGAAGGCATGATGTTCGTCGCCAAGTTGAGCGCGACCAGAGCTGCCGATGACGCTCTCGCACTGCTCGCCGATGGTGCGCTTGACAGCGTTTCTGTGGGCGCAGTGCCAACCAAGTTCAAGAGGCTCGCAGACGGCACTTTAGAGGTGTCTGAGGCAAGATTCTTAGAACTGTCGGTCGTCACGACACCGGCTTACGCCGACGCACAAGTTTATTCAGTCGCGGCCTCGTCACCAGACGAGGAAGCACCCGACGAAGAAGTAATACCAACCCCAACCCAACCATCCGAGGAGGATGAAATGTCAGAAGCAATCGAAGCAGCAGTACCCACTGCTCCCATCCAGTTCGCAGCAGCGAAGCGTGAGTTCAAAATGCCGACTGCTGCCGAGTACATGGTCAAGTTCTTGGCTGGCGGAAGCGAGTTCGCAGAGTTCAACCAGCGCATCGTTGCAGCAGCTCCGAATGTGACGAGCAATGACCAGCCGGGCCTGTTACCGGTTCCGATCATCTCACCAATTTACAACTCGTTTGTAGCTAACTACAGGCCTCTCATCACGGCTATGGGCGTTCGCCAGATGCCCAACAGTGGCAAGGTGTTCATCCGTCCGAAGGTCACCACGCACACGACCATCGGCGCAAGTAATGGTGAGCTAGTCGCACTTGATCAAGGCACTTTCGTCGTGGACGACATTCAGATCACCAAGGCCCTTTACGGTGGCTATGTCAACCTGTCCGAAGAATCAATGGACTTCACTTCACCCGAAGTTCTCGGTGCTTTGATTGACGATATGGCTCGCATCTACGCGAACGCCACCGACATCGCAGCCTGTACAACTTTTGAAGCTGGAGTGAGCCAGACTGAAACGCTGACGAGCGCAACGACTCCTGCCGACTGGGTGTCATTCATTTACAACTCAGCTGAGCAGATCTTGAACAACTCAAACGGCAACCTGCCCAATGTGCTCGTCATGTCACCAAACTATTACGCAGTCCTCGGAGCTTTGAGCGATGAAGCTGGTCGTCCGTTGTTCCCGAATGTCGGCCCACAAAACGCTTTCGGCACAACTGCAGCAAGCAACTTCAACGGCAACGCTTTCGGCTTGAATCTCGTCGTAGATCGCAACTTAGACAATCAGGTCTATGTTGGCGACTCGACCGGCTTTGAATGCTGGGAACAGCAACGCGGAGCTGTATCGGTTGAACTTGCAGACGGCGCGCTCGGTCGTGTCATCAAGTTCCGCGGCTACTTCAGTTCCGTCATGATTGACGCAACCAAGTTCGTCAAGCGCGCTGAGTAAGACCGAATAGACGAAGAGAGAGATCTGAACGATGGCAAACTTTACAGTTACGCACCAACAGCGTCTGTCAAATGTCGCCGTCGTTCAGACTCTTGAAAACACAGACATCGCTGTCGGACAATCAATCACACTCTCAGGCCTCGGACATGGTCTCAACGGCACACACATCGTGTTCGCTGTACCGACCTACTACTTGATTGATGTTGACGAAGAAGGCGACTACATCTTCGACTCGGATGTCATCATTCCGAACCAGTTGCTCTTTCAAGATGTCGGCGACGACCTTGAGCGTTCAGCTGTAGATCCTGTCGGCTCGCTCGTCTGGACACAGACTTGTACATGGATAAATGTTGCGGATCTCACCGAATTTCTCGGAATTAGCGGAGCAACGAGCAATGACACCGCTTTCATGACTTCATCAGTCAACGCTTCAAATGCATGGTCATTCAAACGCAGAGTTCAGGCCGGATACCACGACTCACTCACCAGCGTCCCTGATGCTGCAGTAAAAGCAGGAGTCGTGCTCATGGCTGCGAGTCTGTACCGCGAACGCGGAAGTATCGACTCCTTCCAAAGTTTCCAAGACATGACCAGTAGCGCACCAGTCGCATCAATGGGCCGAATCAACCAGCTCCTCGGCATCAAGAGATCGCAAGTGGCATGAGATGGCAGGCATCTTCACAGACACGATCAATGCTGTCTCAGCGACGATCACAGCTCTTGGACTTGTTCCTGTTACCGATCCACGCAACGCTCGCCCTCTGGTGGTGTTCATTGAGCTTCCTACATTCACATCGTTCAATAACAACACAGCGGACATCACGATCGATCTCCGAGTGTTGGGTGCGCCACCCGGCAACCAGGACGCTACGAACTACATACTCGGAGTCTGTGACACGCTCATGAACTCTTCACTCGCAGTCGTATCAGGTCGGCCCACAGTCGCCCAGATCGGCTCACAAGACATTCCTGCATACGACCTCACCATTAGAATCGGCACAAGCCGCACATAGAAAGAAACACATCATGCCCGCAACTGTCACATACTTAAGCAACCCCACCGTCACAGTCACCGCACCATCAGCGATGACCTTGACCGATCACTGCAGTGCAGCGACCTTGACTCTCACGGCAGAGGCACTCGAGAACACAGCGTTCGGACAGACCTCCCGCACTTTTACCGCAGGCCTTTTCAGTAATGAGCTCACGCTCACCCTGTTCCAGAGCTACGGCGCGACCGAAGTTGAAACAATGCTGAACAGCCTGTTCGGTGTTGAATCCACAATCGTTATCAGCCCTGCCGGCGCAACCGAATCAGCTTCGAATCCTGAGTACACCTTGACTGGTTGCTACTTGGAAACCGTGACACCGATCTCGGCGACTGTTGGCGAGCTGTCGGTTGTTGAGGCCGTGTTCATGGGCGGATCATTCGCCCGCGATGTAACGAACCCCTGATCTAGTAATCCGATCCCGACTAAGGAGAACCCATGAAACTCACTCTTAGAGTGAAATTGTACGAAGGCGAAACCTACGAAGTGATCACGAACCTTTTCGTGATTGTTTCGTGGGAACGCAAAATGAAACGACGAGCTTCAGACTTGTCAAACGGAATCGGTATGGAAGATCTTGCATACATGGCCTACGAAGCCAGTAAGCAACAAGGCCATCCCGTACCGATCTCGTTTGACGAGTTCATCAAGAAGCTTGAAGATCTTGAAGTCGTGGAGACTGCGACTGCAGTCCCTACGCAGGAGGCCACCGGAAGCAACTAGCAGAGCTGCTTGTCGCGACTGGGTTCTGGCCTCCGCACATAACATTCGAACAAGACGATCTCGCGACCTGCGTGAGCATCATCAACGAGCAGAGAAGAAAGCAATAATGGCAGCATCAGTCGGAATCCAATATGACGGACTGAAGCAGGCTCTTCGTGAGATCCAAAAGGTTGATCCTGCGCTTCGTCGCCAGATCACCAAGGACATCAAGAACGCGATGAACCCATTGTTCTCGGCTATTAAAGACTCAATCCCATCGTCTGCACCGTTAACAGGACAAAAGCACAACGGACGCACCGGATGGAAAAATGAGTCAAAGAATGTCACGATCAAAGTTGACACTCGAAAAGCTCGTTCACGCAACCTGTCACAAGGCGCACAATTCGAGTCTGTCGCGACAGTGAAGATCACCGCAAAAGGTGCAGCTCTGTCAATGGCAGACATGGCAGGACGAGGCCCAAACCAAACACGCAACAGCAACCCTCTCAGAGCCCGTCCGGGCTTCGCTGGATACTTGACGGCATCTCTCGGTCGTGGGCCGTCACGCTTTGTGTGGGCGCGATCTGACGATTACTTAGACGAGATCACGCGCAATGTGGACAAGATTGTTATTGAAGTCATGGACAAAACCAACAAGAGTCTGGTCAAACGCTGATGGCAATTAACCTCCCGATCATTTCCGAATGGAATCCTGCTGGCATTGACAAAGCCATCAACGACTTTAAGAAGCTTGAGACCAAAGGCGAGAAGGCAGCGTTTGCGATCAAGAAAGCAGCAGTCCCTGCAGGGCTCGCTCTTGCAGCTCTTGGCACTGTCGCGTTTGATGCTGTCAAAGCGTTCGCCGAAGATGACGCTGCAGCACAAAAGCTCGCCACGACCCTCGGCAATGTCACTGGAGCAACCGACAAAGAAGTCTCGGCAGTTGAGGACTTCATCACCAAAACTTCACAAGCTGCAGCAGTCGCAGACGACGAACTACGACCAGCATTGGACTCCCTTGTTCGAGGCACAGGAGACATCACCAAAGCTCAAGACCTCCTGGGTCTTGCACTGGATGTTTCTGCCGGTACTGGCAAGGATCTCGGTGCAGTCTCCGACGCACTGTCAAAGGCTTTTAACGGCAACCTTGGCCCGCTCAAAAAATTAGATCCAGCACTTGCGACGATCATTGAGAACGGCGGAGATGTTGACGATGTGTTTGCAGCAATGAGCGACACCTTCAAAGGTCAAGCCTCCACTGCAGCGAACACGACCCAAGGCAAAATGAAGAACCTTGGAATCCAGATGGGCGAACTAAAGGAGTCCATCGGCGCAGCTGTCGCACCACTCGCCGAAAAACTCCTTCCGAAGTTCTTGCAATTCTCGGCATGGATTCAAAAGAACAAAACACTCGTCATTACTCTTGGCGCGATCATCGGCGGAATCGCTCTCGCCATCATCGCAGTGAACACAGCAATGACAATCTGGACAGCAGCTACTACAGCGTTCACAGCCGTTCAAGCCGCTTTCAATGCTGTCATGGCCTTAAACCCAATCTTCCTGATCGTCGCTGCAGTCGTCGCCATCATCGCCGTTCTGGTCATCCTCCAGAAAGAGTTCGGGCTTTTTGACGGAGTCATTCGAGTCGTCGGTGACGCTTTCGCTGCAGTATGGGCTGCGATCAAAACCGTGTTCGATTGGGTCAAAGATAACTGGCAGCTCTTGCTCGTCATCCTGACAGGCCCGTTCGGTCTCGCTCTCGCTTTCGTGATCACATTCAAAGATCAGATCATCGGCTTCATCAAAAGCGTAATCGACTGGATCACTAACAACTGGAAGCTCATCCTCGCAATCCTGACAGGCCCGTTCGGATTGGCGATCCTTGCGATCACTACATTTAAAGATCAGATCATCAATGCTTTCAGCATCATCTACAACGGCATCAAAGCCACAATGGGCTTCATCGCCGATCTAATCACAGCACCATTCAAAGCAGCGTTCAGAGCTGTCGCTGGACTGTGGAACAACACTGTCGGCAAACTGTCGTTCACCGTTCCCAGCTGGGTTCCCGGCTTTGGCGGTAAAGGTTTTGATGTACCAGACATACCTGTTTTAGGCGACGGAGGCATTGTGACATCGGCACAACTCGCCGTAATTGGCGAAGCGGGCCCAGAAGCCGTGATCCCATTGTCAAAAATGAGCAGTATGGGCTTCGGTGGCGGAGCAAGTCAAAACATCACAATCAATGTCACCAGCGCAGACCCGAACGAAGTCGTCCGCGCATTACAGGCTTACAACCGCAATGTCGGGAGACTCCCTGTGAGTGTTCAATGAGCGCGGAAGAATGGGTATTTAGACGCGGAGCTCTTGGCACAGACTTCACCACTTCGGTGATCTCGTTCAGTGGCAACGCTGGACGACAGAACTATTTGGACAACTACAGCGGTGGCACATTCCAGATCACCATCAAGAACCAAGCGAACGAAGCCGCCAACTTTACTCGAGGCCTTGAAGTCCGAATCGTGTTCTCAACTGGTGTTGACATTGTGTGGGGAACAGTCATCGGTGTCACATACACGGATTACCCCGGCAATGTTGGAATGTCAACAGCAACAATCACCTGCCAAGACGAACTGACCAGAGCAGGCAAGTTCACCCTTCAAGACTTCGCTGGCTACAGCCAACAGTCAACAACCAATCAGGCCGAACGATCAAACGAAGCATTCACAGGACTGAAAACACCTGAAGTGTCCAGACGCGGTGACGGTCTCTCTACAGCTCAAGCCGTGACCGTGTACAACGGCACAATATTGAACCGCATCAACATTTTGAACAACACAGAACGAGGCGCACTGCTGGCACAGTCAGGCGGAATCATTTTCTTGGCTCGTAGTCGAATGTTGGACTACAACCAAGTGAACCTTCACAGAACAACATCGTCAACGACTTCAATCGCTTACACAGAATTAAGACGCGCAAACGCTTTAGACAACTTCAGAAACCAAGTCAGCGTTACCTACTCCAACACAGATGGGAACGCTTTAGCACCAGTATTCGGAAACAACACAGCAAGCCAAACCGCCAACGGCATCGCAGGGTTTTCGTTTGA